AACTGACGCTTATAACGCAGGGCCAAAGCTCCAAGAGCTGATAGACAAATTTCAAGCTCAAGGCCAGCAGTCACCGACCGCACAACCCCAAGCCGTCATTGATGACAAGCCCGTTGTAATGGACCTCACCAAATACGAGGAAATCGCCGAAGCTAAGTACCAAGCGCTCAAGCGTGCGGAAAAAGAAGAGGCTAATTCTCAGATGGTGGTGGACCGTCTCATCGAGCACTACGGACATGATTACAAGTCTGTGCTCAAGAACCAAATCGATGAACTCGGTATGTCTGTCGATACGTTTAACAACCTCGCTAAGACTAGCCCTAAGGCTATTCTTAAGACCCTTGGTCTAGAGGGTGAACGACGCACTGACTCGACACTTCCTCAATCTTCCCTACGTTCGCCTGCCCCGACCGGCAATAAGCGGACTTGGAGCTACTATCAGAAGATTAGGAAAGAAAACCCGCGTCTCTATCGTGATCCTAAAACCCAAGCACAGATGTTCAAAGACGCATCCGAACTAGGCGCTGCCTTCGAGGATGGGGATTGGCATCAATTTAAATAAGGAAAATGACTCATGGCTAGTGGCTTTACAGTTGCTACTAACGAGCATTTCATCCGAGCAAACGTCTACTCGCGTGACATCACGCGGATGTTTCAGGATGACCTGTTCGCCATGCGGTTCGTTCGCACCATCACGGATTTCCCGGATGGTACCACGCTGAACATTCCTCGGCTTGGCCGCGCTGAAACTTCGGATTTCTCTGAAGGTCAGATCATCAAGTACAACAAGTTTGATACTGGTAACTTCACGTTCACCATCGATCAGTACAAGTACTCGGCCAACTCGATCTCGAACAAGTTTAAGCGCGACTCCTTCTGGTCTGACCAGATTCAGGCGTCGTTCGCTCCTGAGCAGCATCGCGCGCTCATGCAAACGTTCGAGGCTCGTGTGTTCAACCGCGGTAACGCGGCGCAAACCGCCTCTTCGCTCAACACCATCAACGGTGCAAACCACCGTTGGGTTGCTTCGGGCACTAACGAAACTATCTCGCTCAAGGACTTCATGCTTGCTGAGTACGCACTCCGCAAGGCTAACGTCCCGATGCGTAACCTCATCGCCATTCTCGACCCGTCGGCTATCTTCGCTCTGGAAAACTCCACGAACGCAGTGAGCCTTCTGTCGCCGATGCCGAAGTGGGGCAACATGGTGCACGAAGGTCTCGTGTCGGGCTTCCAGTTCCGATTCTCGATCTACGGCTTCGATTGCTACGTTTCGAACTACCTGCCGAGCTCCATCGCCGAAACGATCAATGGTCGTTCGACGACGGTCGGTGTTGCAAACTTCTTCTTCTCGGCTGAGCCGGGCGATGGTCTTCCGTGGATCGCAGCCTTCCGTCAGATGCCGACTGTTGAGTCCGAATACAACAAGGACCTCCAGCAGTGGGAATTCCTGACGATCTGTGAATACGGCGTCCAAGTGTTCCGTCCCGAGAACCTTGTCGTTGTCCTCTCTGACACCGACCAAGTGGTCTAAGGAGTATAACACATGGCATGGTTTGATTCTACTACGGGTCTTAACACCAAGTTTGGTACTGAACTTACTACCCCTCAGGCGGGTGGTGAGATCATGACCCAGACCGACAGCCGTGAGATTGAGTTTTCGCTCACTCTGACTGCTGCGGCCACTGGTGCTGCGATCCCGACTGGTTGCGACAACATCTTCTTCCCCACCGGTGTGCGCATCGAGCAGGTTGAGATCATCGTTGACACCGCTGCTACCTCTGGTGGCTCCGCGGTCCTCAACATCGGTCTTCAGCGTCTCGACCGTTCCACCGAGCTTGACTACGACGGCTTCGTTGCCGCCGCTACTCTTGCCTCGATGAACGCCGCTGGTAAGAAGATTGTGTACAACGTCGGCTCGACCTCGGCTGGTGCCCTCATCGGTACCACTCTGGCGAACCCCGGCTACCTGACGTTCGACTACGATACGGCTGCGTTCACCGCAGGTGTCATCCGCGTCCGCGTTAAGTATTACAAAATCTAACGAATTTGGGGAGGCTTTCGGGCCTCCCCTCTTTCTACAAGGATTAATATGGCAAATGTCTCTCACGCGTCTCTAACCGGCGCAGAACTACACGAACCGAAGGGCGCTGACTCAGCGACTCTTGGAACGGTTTACGTCGCCGACGGCGCAGGAAGTGGCAGTTGGCAATCAATTGGTACTTCTGCCTTCACAGGGCAGATCGCCGACTTCGCAGCTCCCGTCGCTCCTAGCGGCTGGCTGGAATGTGACGGCTCTACAATTTCTACAGTGACCTATGCAGGTCTTTTTGCCGTTATGGCAATCACTACCTCGGGCACTCGGAGCAACGGCTCAGCTGTTGTGACTTCGATCCCGAGCACAACTAATTTCAGGGTTGGCTATTATGTATTCGGAACTGGGATCGCCAGCGGCACGACTATTCTTTCGGTTGATAGTGCTACACAGATCACTATGTCAGCGAATGCAAGCAGCGGTGTCAGCGGTACTCTCTACTGCTCGCCTTACCAAATAGGCTCCAACACTATCAAGCTCCCTGACCTAACTACAGCAGGTCGTTATCGTAGGTCCCGTACCTCTAGCACTGCAGTCGGTCAGACGCAAGCAGACCAGAACCAAGCTCATACTCACAGCCTGTCGGTTACTGGCACGACTTCTACAGACGGCGCTCACACCCATACGATCAACATCACTGATCCGGGCCACGTCCACGGTTACACCTTCCCACAAGGCTTTGGTAATACTGGTGGTGGCGGTGCGTTCGGTAACACCCCTGCGTCTGGTAACGTCAACTCAGCTACTACTGGCATCACGGCTTCGTCTGTTTCTAACGGCTCTCACTCGCATACTGTGACGTCAACCGGTACGTCAGGTTCTACTGGTTCCACTGAAGCTCGTCCTTTGACGATGGTCTTCCTAACGTGCATTAAAACCTAATGGCAAAGCTAACTCTTTCTAATCCTGAGAACCTAACGAACGAATCGTCGTTTATTACGACGATTGCGGCGAACAACGATGCCATTGAAGCAGCGATGGAGAACACGCTGTCTCGTGACGGCACGACGCCAAATCAAATGACTGCTTCGCTGGATATGAATTCCCAGCGCATCATCAATCTCCCTGATCCTGTTGACGATAATGACGCAGCTCGTTTGGTTGACATCGGCGATGCTCCTACTTACGCAGCAGAAGCTGCGGCCAGTGCAGCGGCAGCTCTTGTAAGTGAAATCTCAGCGGCTGCTAGCGCAACTAGTGCATCCAGCTCTGCCTCTTCGGCTTCTACATCTGCAAGCTCGGCGTCTACTAGCGCTACGACTTCAGCAGCTAACGCTACTGTAGTAGTTGGCGATGAGTATTCGTTTTCTACGACGACTTCTATGGCTGATCCCGGAACTGGGTTGCTTCGCCTTAATAACGCGACGACTTCTTCGGTTACTGCTATTGCCATCAGTGCGTTAACGAATGCTTCTGGTAACCCGAACAAACGGACGTACATCGCTTCGTGGGATGACAATACTAACTCGACTTCCCGAGGCACGCTGACGCTTACCAAGATTGGTACGCCAGCTACTTATGCTATCTATAACATCACTGGCGCTCTGACGGACAATACGTCTTGGCTTCAGCTTGCTGTCACACATGTAGTAAGCTCTGGTACTTGGTCTGCTTCAGACCGCGTCTCTGTCCACTTCACTCGAAGTGGTAGTGACGGAACCATGACTGGCCCCGGTGTTTCAGTTGACAGCGAAATCGCTATCTTCAACGGAACAGGCGGCACGACTCTTAAACGCGCGAGCAATACCGGGGTGCTTAAGGCTACGTCTGGTGTAATCGGCACAGCAGTTAACGGCACCGATTACATTGCTCCGACTTCTTCTTCGACTCTTGTCTTAACTAACGCGAGTGCAAACGGATTAGCAGTAGGTCCTAATGGCACGACTAATCCTACTCTTAACGTCATCACTAATGTTGCTTCTGCGGCTACAGGAGTACAGATCGCAGGTCAAGCAGCAGGCGGTACTGTAAATCTTACGGCAATTTCTTCAGGAGCCAACGAAAGTCTGTCCCTAAACTCTAAAGGCTCTTCTCCGGTTCTTATCGGCAACGCTTCAACAGGTGGAGTTAGCTTAGCTTCAGCGGGCGGTGCCGTAAGCGTCGCTGGAACTCTTGAGTTAGGTCATGCTTCGGATACGACTCTGAGTCGTTCTTCCGCAGGCGTACTGGCTGTCGAGGGTGTAACTGTTGCTCTCAATAGCACATCTGCAACTCATACCGCAGGTACTATCGAACTTGGCGCAGCATCGGACACTACACTCAGTCGGGCTTCGGCAGGTGTTCTTGCGGTTGAAGGCGTAAACCTTACTCCGAACATCCCGGTTCAGTCTCAGAGCGCGGCTTACACTGCTGTTCTCGCCGATGCTAACACGCTGATTTATCATCCGGGCAGCGATAACAATGCGCGTACATTCACTATTCCTGCAAACGCTAGTGTTGCTTATCCTGTTGGTACGACTCTTTCGTTCGCTAATTCCATCAACACAGTAACTATTGCGATTAACACGGATACGTTAGTA